TCTTGAACAGAATGAAAAACGAAGATTAGATTTTAATGCTGATCTTAAGCAAATTAATTTTTTAGATCGAAGAGTTTATAAAAGATCGGAAGGAGTATATTATCCATCTGTAACTACCATACTCCAGTATATGCCCAAGAATAAGTTTTTTGAGTCTTGGCTTAAAGACGTTGGGCATAATGCCGATCTTATAATGAGAAGAGCAGGTAAAGAAGGTACTCAAGTTCATGAAGCAGCTGAAGCCTTAGTAAAAGGAGAAGAGGTATCTTGGATGGACGATTACGGAAATGCAAGATACTCCCAGATTGTATGGGAAATGATTCTTAAGTTTCATGAGTTCTGGATAACCTATAAACCGGAGCTTATCTCCACTGAAGAGTTTGTATGGTCAGATAAACACAAGTACGCAGGTACTGCCGACTTAGTTGTAAAAATGAATGATGAAGTTTGGTTGTTAGATATTAAAACTTCTAACTCTATTCACAAATCATACGATCTTCAGTTAGCTTCTTATGCAAAAGCATTAGGCGAATCTAAAGGTATTAATATCGAAAGAACAGGAATTATTTGGTTGAAAGCTCAATCAAGAGGTCCTTCTAAACAAAAAAATGTTATTCAAGGTAAAGGTTGGAAACTGTTACAAATAGATGAGATAGATAAGAATTTTGAACTTTTCAAAATGATATACAAGCTCTACTCTTTAGAGAACCCGGTGACGGAACCTATTTATAATAGTTACCCAACTACACTAAAAATATGAGATATATAATACTTATACTTTTTTGTTTACTTTTAACTAGCTGTGGTGTTTACCAGGTAAGTACTACACCAAAAGTAAAAATTACTAAAATATTAACTTTAACTTCAACAGGAGATACTATAGCCGTTCCAATCAAAGAGTTTCAAAAATATAACTATAATAACGTCTTTGATAATTATAGATACAACTTTAATTACGGTTTTGGATGGTATAATTACCACTATCCATTTAATTATAGACCTAATAGCTGGTACTTTAGAGATTGGTATTATAACCCACCTATTTATAACTATAGTATAGAATTACCCCAGGCTAATAAACCTAGAGTTTACGTAAACGGAAGAAGAGGAAGTAATAATTCTGGAGGCAGTAGCAGAGGTAACCGTATTATATTAAAACCTAATTCGAATAATAATAGTAATGATCAAATTAGCAGATTTAATTTTAGAAGCATCAACCCGCCCGAAAGTAATAGTAATGGCAGGAGGAGCTGGAGCGGGGAAAACATACCTGTTAAACCAGTTAAACCTATCATCACTCCCCCAAGTCAACCCCGACAAATACGTAGAGGATCCACAGCACCCCGCATACAACAACCTATCACAAGGAGCTCGACTAGCGGACAAAGAAGCGGAAGAGTTATCAAACAGCAAGACTAGTTTTGTTTGGGATACAACAGCTTCTAATCCTAAGAAAGTTCAAGAACTAATCAATAAAGGGTACGATGTATTCATGGTAATGGTATATACCCACCCTATGATTTCTTACATTTCTAACTTTAGTAGAGAAAGAAATATACCTGGAGCAGCAGTCTTTTCAACATGGAGAAATGTTTACCAATTAATCGCAGATTATGATAAAATTACAAACGGTAACTTAGCTATATTTGTATCAGACAGAGGCGGTAAATTTAATAAAGAAATAGAGGCATTTAATACTGCTGCTAAGAATGGACCTTCTGGAATTAAAGATTACAACGAAGCAAATAACATTGGAGGTTCTACTTTTAGAAAACCTATTGAATTATCTGCTGAAGAAGAAGAAGAGTTTAAAAAGCATATTGGTAGCTTAGACTACGATAAAGAAGGATATGGAGAAGATAGAGCTTTAAAGAAAGCTTTTAAAGATGCATACGATAAAAATGGAGTAGGTCCCGGATTAGATAAGATGAAAGATGTCTTAAAAAAGTATAGAGACAGAAAAGCTAAACAAGATGAGAGAGAAACAGAAGTATTAGATAATATAGCTGATATGTTATTTAATGAAAAGTTTCAAAAACTTTTACAGCATTCAACACCTAAAGAAATAGATTCAAAAGTACAAGCGTTTTTAGCATGATAGCATTATACCCAGGAGCATTTAAACCACCTCATAGAGGACACTTTAACGTAGTAAAGTCTTTACTCGATGGGTCTTATAATGGTACAATCTACAATAAAGACGATTATAAAGAAAAAGCTTCTAGTCTATTTCAAGGACAGTCTCCAAATAAACCTAAAATAGATAAGGTAATTATATTTGTAGGCGGAGGAGAAAGAAATGGAATAGATAAACAAGAATCAGAAGCTATATGGAATATCTACAAGAAGTATTTAGGTAATGTTGAAATAGTAGATGGACAAAAAAATCCAATGTTTGCTGCTAAAGATTATGCAAGAGAATACCCATCAGATCAGTTTGTAGCAGTAACAGGGATAAGAGGTGAAGAAGACTTTGTAGATCTAAGGAGAGTTACAACATTTAACAACGTAGATAACGTTCAAGGACTAGCTTTAGCTTCAGCACCAGGTTCAGGAGTAAGAGCCACAGATTTTAGAAACAATATACTATCTGGCAATTTAGACACGGTAGTAGATTTTTTCCCTAAAGAATTATCTAGAGAAGAAATATTAAATATTTTAAATGATTTGAAAGATAAAATAGTAGCAGAAATATTAGGATCAAATATTGAAGGTTATATAGACGAGTATTTCGGTAAAGAAGAAATTATAGAAGAAATTGAACCTCAAAAACCTCAACTAAAGGACTATATTACTTCTCTTACAGAATATATGTTAGATATTGGTATGAATATTGTGCCTTTACCTGAAGTAAAATTAAGAAAAGATGAAGCTAATGCTGCTAACTTTTTTGGTAAAACAGCGTACTATGATCCAAATGCTAAAGAAATAGTTTTATATACTTTAGGAAGACATGATAAAGATATTGTAAGATCATACTCACATGAGATGATCCACCACATGCAAAACCTACAAGGAACTCTACATAACATTCAGACTCAAAATACTAATGAAGATGATAAGCTTTTAGAATTAGAAAAAGAAGCTTACTTACTCGGTAATATTACTTTCAGAAACTGGGAGGACAGTTTAAAGAATCCTGAAGGCAACCTAAATGAAGATATTTCTAAATCACAATTAGATGCTATCGAAGCATATGCTGATAAACTATTTGCTAAGTTAGGAATAGATATTGAATTTACAAAACACTTCTTAGATAGAGCAAATGATGAAAGAAACAAGAAACCAATAACAGTCCCAGAACTGATCGGTATGTTTAAACGTCTTTATAAGAAACACGGTAAACCTTTATCTAAAATTGATAATGATTTTGATGCAGTAGTAAAAGATTTTAATAATAATATTAATATACCTTTTGCTATCGATGTAACTCAAGACGGTATTGATATGTACGCTAAAACAATAATGCGTAAAAAAGATTTTAAAACATCAACACCGGTATATACTCTTCAAGAAGGACGTTACGATAGAATTGCAAATCAATTATCTCGAATAGCTTTTGAGTTTTTTAAAGATGTTCACGATAGAGGAGATAAAGAAGGAGAGTTTGAATTTAGAGTTGGTAATCCAGAATACGACGATGTAGATATTGAATCTACTCAATTTGAATTTGACTTTATGGGTATAGTAAAATACACAGATGACACATATAAAGTTGATGGAGGTGCTAATGCAGGATTTGATGATGAAGGCGAAGAAATTCAACCTATGATTAATGTTAAGTTTACGATACCCCGTAATCCTGATTGGCAAGAAGTATCAATGGATTTAAAAGATGTTGTAAGGCATGAATTAGAACATTTAACTCAAGATGGAGAGAACTTAAGACCCGGTAAATACATACCAGATGATCAAGCTTTAAGAATGTTTATAGATAAGGGGTTAATGGATAAAGATGCGTACTTTACTCTTCCGAAAGAAATAGATGCGATGATACAAGGTTTATACTTTAAGTCTAAAAAGATGAAAAAACCATTTTCTGACGTAGTAGACGACTACCTAAAAAAAGTAGTAGATAAGTTGGAAACCCGCAAAAAAATTCGTATATTATGGAATAAAAGACTACCTGCATTAGGTATTAAACAAAGGTTATAGTATGAATACAAGTATTGTAGATTTATTAGAAGCATACCCGCTTCCTGAACAAAAAGAAAAACCTCCATATAAAATTTACTGCGATATGGACGGTGTGTTAACTGATTTCGAAAAGAGGTTTTACGATAAACTTAACGAAATAGGACCAGACTACTATCCGTTAAAAGATATAAAAAAAGTAGTTAAACCTAAAGATTTTGAAAATATCTTCGGTATAGAAGAGTTTTGGAATTTTATTGACGGTATAGTTGGTGTAGGTTTCTGGGCCGGTATGGATTGGATGCCGCAAGGTAGAGAGTTATGGGAGTTTATTAAACCGTATCAACCTTCTCTTCTTACTTCTCCTTCTAAAAATAATACTTCTAGATTAGGTAAAAACTTATGGGTAAAAAATCACCTTACCCCAAAACCTAAAACCATATTTGCTTACTCAGCTGACAAGCAAAGATATTCTAACGAGAATAGTATTCTTATAGACGATAAAAAATCAAATATTAAAGAGTGGATAGCAAAAGGCGGAATCGCTTTTAGAGTAAAAGGTGGTGATATTGGCCCTGCTATTCAAGGATTAAAAGAGTTAGGTTATGAATGAAAGCGCTCTTAAAAAAGAGTTTAAACAAGCCGACGTACAGAGAATAAGAAATTTAGTTAATAAAGATTATACTTCTAAAACTAAAGATCAATCTGGGTACCGCAAGTCTTCTAAACGATATAAAGAAGGAGATGTATGGGAAGAAAACGGTAAACAGTGGACAATTAAAAACGGTTTAAAACAAAACATCACCAAATTAGACTCAGCTAAAAAAGCTGCTCAAGTACCACTCGCTTGTCCAAAGTGTAGTGGTTCTATGTCTTATCATTTGAGCAAAAAGATTTATAAAGTTCATAAAATGTGTTTTAACTGTTTTATAGATTATGAAGCAGAGTTAAAACGTAATGGGTTGTATGAAGATTATTTAGTGCATGCACGTAAGGGTAATATTGAATTTTTCATAGCTCAATTAGAACAAGAGTTAGAAGATATGCTAAATCGAGAAGATTCTTTTGTTACAGAACAAGGAGATGTTGAAACTTGGAAGGTAAATAAAACTAAAACTAGAGAGATGTTTACTGAAAAATTTCAAGAATACATTACCTACTTACGAAGTAAGTTAACTTAGTATATATTTATATCTATATACATTACTATTTCTTATTAGAAAATGACACAGAAGCAACTACTAGAGTCCGTATTATCAGAGCTCGTACATATTAAAAAGCATATGCCAAACGGCGAGCTAAAAGCAATGCTAGAGGACGTAAAAGATTTAAAAGAGGATATGTCCGACCTTAAGTTTACATTACTTAATCCTGAAAACGGAGTGATAGTAAAGACAAACCAGAACACTGAATTTAGAAAGGCCATGCAGGGGAACGAAAAAGAGTTCCAATCTAAAATGATAGAATTAGAAGAATTTAAAAGATGGAAAGAAGGAGTAAATAAAGCTCTTTGGATCCTATTCACTGTTCTTGCCGGTGTTGTAATTAAACTTTTATCAGAAGTTATTAAAGTAGGAGGATAATGACCGATACTAATAAAAAGATACCTGCTGATGTTTATGCTTTTATGAGGGAACTCGTACAGGAATCTTTACGTGATTGGTTTAAAAAAGAAAAGTGGGTGAGAATATCATCCTCTGGTAATATAGCAGGACCTTGTGGTACTTCTAAAAATAAGAAGAATCCTGATAGATGTTTACCAAAAGCTAAAGCACAGAGTTTAACTAAAGGCCAAAGAGCCGCCACAGCTCAAAAGAAAAAGAAAGCCGGATCTAAAGGAAAACAAGTCGTGAAAAATACTAAGAAAGCAAAAGTAACAAGAGAAGATATTAGAAATCTAGTTGTAGGTTTATTACAAGAAAGAGAAGGTAACGAAGTCTTAATGGAAAAAGATGACAGATGTACTAGATTAGCTAAACAAAAATATGACACCTGGCCATCAGCATACGCCTCCGGGGCAGTTGTTCGTTGTAGAAGAGGCGAAATTTGGAAAAAGAAATAGCAATGCCTGTAAAAATCAAACCCAGTACTAAAAAATATTTAAGAGATAAAAACGGTAAACAAACCAACAACTGGGTTTGGGAGCACTATACAGTAACTAATACTTCCACAGAAGAATTAAAAAAATATTACGAAAACCCTTCTTATAAAAGAAAGAAAAACGTTATTAAAAGAGAACTAGAAAAAAGAAATGCAATTTAGTAAAAAACAAATAACGGAAATTGTAAGAGAAATTTTAGACGAAAACTTTAAAGACGGTAAAGTAAAAGGTAAGTCTAGACCGGGTAGAGTTAAAAAATCTGGAGCTAGTTGTAAAGGTTCTGTAACCAGCTTAAGAGCAAAAGCTAAAAAGTACGGCGGTGAGAAAGGTAAAATGTACCACTGGTGTGCAAATATGAAATCAGGTAAAAAGAATGAAAATAGCAGATAATAAATTACACAGAAACGCATATTTTTTAGACCCAACAGAAGACATAGAAACTCTAAAAGATGCTAACTGTGTAGATTTATTTGATCAAAACGGTTATCATTTAACTAAAGCCGAACAGGCTTTTTTGCGTTATAACGGATATGAGCCCATAGCAAGAAGACATGAAGACTGTTTGAGGTATGACTGGATTACTTGGGATAAGAAAGAAGGTGCTCATATTAATCACTCAGATTTATTTGAAAGAAAAGGATTTTATTCTGTAGCATTAGAACAATTAGAGTATATTGCTCAGGAGTATAACCCTATGTTATATAAGTTAGTTAAAATGAAACCTAAGTGGGGAATAGATATTTCAATAGATTATGTATCTAAAGATGCAGTTTTTGAAGTATTTCACTACGAATGGGATTCTTTTAATTTCTGCCGAGTAATGGAAAAGAAGCAGGAAATTGAAGAATTTGTTGTTAAACAAGATTGGGACGATATAGCTAAAAAGCTATGGAAAAAGAAAGACGAGTGGTATAATTTAGATTTCTTTGAGCAAACCCAATGGAGGACTGATTATTTTGGATTATCCCCTGAAAAGTTTAAAAACGTTATTTGGGAAGATTAATCTATTTATTTATATAGCTATATAATTAAAATACACTACGATGACGTACGATGAAATCAAAAATCGTCTAAATCAAGTTGAAACCGCTTTGCAAAGCATTCAATCATATGATTCAACTAAGTTAGACCCTTCTTATGCCTCAACTTCTGTTGAGCAACTTACCACCATCAAAGAATCATTAAAACAACAATTAGCAGAAGCAGAAGAAACTATGTTTGTTTCTACCAAAGGCGGTGATACAAAAGCCGTAAAGATGGATAGAAAAACTGCTATGGACCTTAAAAAAGATCCTGCTATTACTGGAATCGATTCAGCAAAAGGTGCAAAAATTAAAGAACAAGAAGGCATCAGCTTTTCATTAGAAGAAACTAAAGCTATTGCTAAATCAGTCGGAAAAGGGCTACTAAAAGCACTTAAACAGGCTGGAGATGAAGTAGCTAGAATTAAGGCACATCGTATTGAAGAAAATAGTTTTGATATTCATGTAACCTATAAAGGAGAGTCTGGAGAAGATGAATTTTCTTTCTACATTGATGAAGATGCGTTGCACTTAGTAGATTTTTCTTTCGATAAAGAGTTAGTTAATGTAGGTGTTAAACCTTCAGGAGAAGCTATCGTTCACGTTGATCACCTAGCAAACGAGTTATTAAAGCACTTCAAATCTTTAAATGAGCAAGTAAACGAAGTAAACTACGATTATTATACTACCCCAAAACATTTTGATATTTGTCCTGGAGCAGAAGCTTTAAGAGATGAAGTAATTGAAGGAGGTAAATCACCAGAAGAATTAGGTGAGTGGACTTTCAAACACGACGAATTATTTAAGTTAGAAAAAGCAGTCTTAAAAGCTAAAAAAGCCGATGAAAGACATGTTAAAGTAGCTAATAAGTTAAGAGATGAAATTATTCATTTATCTAGAGAGTTAGGTATAGAAGCCGGTAAAATAAATTACTTAAAAGGACACGTTAGGAAAATTGAAGATATCGCCGCAGGTAAAGAGGTAGATGAAAACTACGCAATCATGATGGCTGCTCAAAGAGCAATGGCTGCTAAAGCTAAAAAAGATAAAGAGAAAAAAGATAAAAACGAATACAACTCAGGTATATATTACGACGACGAAAAGACTAAACCAAGACCTAGAGTAAAAGTAAAGAAAGAAGGAGAAGGAGATGATCACCACTACTTAAAGGTATCTAGAAGAGATTATAAAAAGACAATGTCTATTCTAGATAATAATGTAGATCCAACTTACGTAAAAACAGAAGTAGTAGACGACGACGGAGCAGGAAATGTAATTATCTACTTTATATTTAGACATGAGTATGGATTCGATCCTATGTACGACGATCCAGAAGGATTAGAAAACCCAGAACTATATCAAGAACCAGATGAAGATCCACACGCATTTATGTATGATGTAGTAATGGATTTAAGAGCTCACGGTATAGATGTTCAAGATCATAGCGCTGAATTAGATGAAGCTATGGACATTAATGACCCAGTCTTAATGAAAATGAGAGCTGCTAAAGCTTACAAACCAGGTCCAAAACCATCCCCTAAACGTCATCCAAAACCTAAAAATGCTAGTGATTTACGTAAATTAGATGCTTTAGAGAAACGTAGAGCTCAAATTATGCGTGATATGGAGCAAGAAGCTGAACCAGAAGGAGGTCCAATCGCTGACAGATATGGTGACATGCTTAATAAAATTGATGCCGAAATTGCTAAATTAGAAGGTAGAAAAGAAATGGACTATGATACAGCAGTCGGTCTTAGAGAAAATCAACCAACAGTATTCGATGATGAGAGTTTTGATGCTTTACGTGATATCATTTTAAAATATGTTGAAGATCCAGACGATGCTGAAAAAGCAGTACAGCAGGTAGATGATCACGGATTAGATTCATTAGCTCCAGAGTTAATCGCTAACCTAGAAAGAGATCCAGAATTCGAAGCTTGGTATCATAAACTTCACTACGGTTCTGATGCGGATACAGATTATATGCAGAGAAGAAGAGCTGAAAAAGACTACATGGAAGAAGATACTGATGTAGGACATCAAGATGATGAGCCTGGAATGTTAAAATCAACTTCTTACGAAATAGCAACTTATGCTGCTAAATTATATAAGAAACTAGCTAAGTATGACCAAGTAGACGGAGAAGTAGATTTTCCTAACTGGTGGCAATCAAAATTAATCTTAGCTAAAGATTATGTATCAAAAGCATATCATTATTTAGATTCAGAAGAAAAACAACCTATCATTGATAAGTTAGCTTTAGAGCATGCAATAAATGAATCAACTGATTTGTTTAGAGACGATAAATTTGCTTTTACTAGATTCTCTATGGGTAAAGAAGGTCCTGGATTACAGATAACTGATCTTAAAAAGCTAGGCGAGTATATACACGTTTCAGGTAAAGATCTAGACCAGTTTGTTAAAGGACTTATGAAAGCTGTTAGGGTATTTGACGATATGAAAAGACAATTACCGGTAGATGAAAGTGCTGCTAAGATTCAAAAAGCACACGGTCAAGTTGTTGCTAAAATGAAAGAATTAGCTAAGCAATATAAAGCCGGTGATAAATCAGTAGTAGCTCAATTAAAAGATTTAACTGCGAAAAAGAAACAATTAGAAAAGCATTTAGATGCTGCAGTAGCCGGAATCGGTAAGAACCAAGGATTAACAGAACTATCAGGAGATCAAAGAAATGATTTAGTTGAACTTCAAAACATCTTAGACGATGTTGCCCAAAAAGGAGAGGAAGCTAGAGAAATTATTAGACAATCATTTCCAAGAATGTTATCTAAAGCAGATGCCTACGGAGCATTCGACTTTGGTTCTAGTGCTAATAGATACGACACTACATTAGAATCTATCATCGAAGAGATCGAGGAATATTACGATGAAGAGGAGGATCTAGACGAAGGTAAAGAAAAAGAAGGTCAAATGGCTGCTTCTAAAGGAAAGAAGTATAGCGATAATCCTTATAAAAAAGGCACCAAAGATCATTTAGCATGGTCTAAAGGACATAACTCATCTAGAGCTAGAAAATTAAGCTTAAAAGAATGGGGATCCTCAGATCAACATGCAATGAATCAATCAATGCATAGAGATTTAGGAGAACCTAAAGAATTTCCAGGACTCTCTAAATTAATGGATGCTGCTGAAGATGCGGTAGATTTCTACTGGGATGATTGGGAAGAATATAAGACTGATAGAGAGGGACTTGTAATGCATGCAGCTCAAATGTACGCTAGAAAGATGTTCCCTGACTTTATGAAAATGGCTGCCAGAATGGTAGAACCAGCTGATGAAGGAAAGTATAAATCTGACGCTCAAAGAAAAGCAATCTATGCTGCAAAAGCAGAAAAGAATGAATCTTTTAAAGTAGGAGATAAAGTAACATATCTAGGACACCCAGGCGAAATTACTAAAGTAAATAAGGAAATGACTGGTGCTATTACCTATAATGTAGCTTATAACAAAGGTAATGGTAGAACTAAAGTAACAAACATCTATAATAAAGGTGGAGAAATAAAAGCTGTAAAGGAAGCTGAATTATCTAAAGGCGAAAAAAAGAAGTTAAAAGATATGAGCAAGTCTTTAAAGAAATCAACTAAAGGACATGCAGCTCAAGCTAAATACTTAGATAAGTTAGTAAAAGAACAAAAAGCAACATGCTGCGGAAGATGTGGTAGAGTTCATGTAAAAGGAACTAAATGTAAAAGTCCCTACTTAAAAGGAAAAGATCACTGTAGATATAATTAAGATATGCATAAATTAGAAAAGCTCATATTAGAGTCCTACGCACAGCTACTAACTGAAATGGACGGTGGCCGATTATTTGATTACTTTAGATCAAAAGGATACGATATAACAGAACGCAGACCAGATGGTTACCCACCCAAAGAGGGAGTAGAAGGATACATGGTGAGTAGAGGTTCAGGAAGAGCTCCTCAATCAGTAATATTTCAATATAATAAAGATACTGATGAATTTACAATCAGTAGAATGAGCGGCTATAGAATCGATCAAAAAGAAGCTATCAAAGCAGGAATGAGACAAGCAGGCCGTTCAGGTGTAGCCGGTATTGATTCTTATATGACTGATGGAAATTACACACCAGTAGAAATCTCAGCAGAAGGTTTAAAAGACATAGTAGACCATGTAATGAGCGGTTTAGACCGAGAAAGCAAAGCTCAATCAGACTTTTACAAAGATAGAGGACATACATCAGGTACTATAGATGAAATGTCTAAATCTGATATGGAAAAGAAAGCCGGTAGCAATATTATCCGTTGGTCAGATTTAACTGATGCTCAAAGAGCAGGTCTTATAAAAAGATACGGTGAGCCTAAATACGACGGTAAACATGATTTCTTTGATAGCGATATGGAAACATACTTTAGAGCTTACGATAAGAATACTGAAACGGGATCTGTCGGAAGTGAAGTAATTAAACTACCTTCCTTTGCAGCTGTTTACCATGGCTTTTCAAATATTATAAAAGATATTAAAAAGTTAATGGGATCTGACGATGTTAGAAAAGATGAAGCAGCTAGAGAATTATTTGAGTTAATTAAAACTAACTTTAGAAAACTTCAAAGATACCTTAGAACGGAAAGACCTGAGCAGTACAGAATGCTTAAGATGCAAAGAATGATGGAAGGTATTGAAAAATCTCTTTTAAAGTTAGAAGTAAAATACACAGGACCATTCGTATATAGTAATAGAATGTCTGATAAAGAGTTAAAAGATATGTATGATGCAGCTTTAGATGGATATGCAAATTATCAAAAAGGAATGCAACATTCTAAAGCAGATTATAAAAAAGCTTATCAAGATATAGAAGCTATTTTAAAATCAAGAGGAGTACTAAGCGAATCTTTATTAGATGAAGTAGAAGACGAACCGAAACCAGAACAAGAACCAGATACAAAAGCATCTAAAGAAACAGTATTAGAGGATGCCACAGATCAAATCTTGGCTAAGTTTCCTACTCTAAAAGCAGCTATTATTAAATTACAAACAGAAGACTTCAAAGAATTTGTCGATAGTATAGATTGGATTTCTCCAAGACCAACAGAGTTTAGAATCAATCTAAAAAACGGTCAAGATTATATCTTAAAATGGACCGGTACTGGATTTGAAGCTCAGATAATGGGTAAAAGATTTTATATCGACAAAATAAACGATTATCAACAAGCGTTAGATAAATTAGCTATATTATATAAAGAAGGTCCAATGACCGGAGCCGGTGAAGGAGAACCTGCTGATGTAGATTCAGGAGGCTCTTCTGGAGGCGGAGGCGGTGATTTCCCTGGAACTGACGCTGCCGGAGGCGGTGGAGAAGATGACCTAGGAGCTGACGACCTTGGAGGAGAAGAAGGCGGTGAAGAAGGCGGAGCCGACCTAACAGGAGAACCAGTTGATTTTGAAGAACCAGCAGAAGAACCAGAAGCATAATGAACGTAGTAGATAAATTATACACAGAATGGGCTTGGAGATCTAAATCAGGTACTCCCTCAATGGATAATGCTGAAGATAAAGCTATACTAGATAACTTAATTGCTGAATTAACTAATGCAGACGGTCAAGTATCCAAAGCAGAAGTAATAGATGCTATACAAAAAGGAGATTTTTCTCCTGAGCAATTACAGTCTATTTTAAATAGCGTATCAGGAGTTGCATTTAAAGAAGATGTACTGGAGTTTTTAAATAATAAAGGAAAATCAGTCTCTTCTATTTCTAAAACTATTTACAATAGACTGGTTGAAAACGGAGATATACAGGCATATCACCAGTATATCAAAGGTAGCCCTGTAAGTTACGATGGGTTAGGTTCTACAGGTAACTTAAAAGCTAAATTTAGCAAATTATTTTCAGAAGCTACTATTAACTTTTTATTAGATATTAAACCTCAAGTAGGAAACGTAGCAACAGGTAAAGGAGAGGTTTTCCTATGTGCTATGACTTCAGATGTTAATGGAGATACATCTTCCGGTGATGTTGGGGTAGGTACTAAAGGAATTGAGGTTAAGAATAAATCTGCAATACCAATGGGACAAAAAGCTCAATTTGGTAAAAATACTGATAAAAAATTTATTGAAGATGCTATTGCCGCAGTAAATAACATACTAGAGGAACCCATACAGGTTAACACTAGAGGTAAAAGACCTTTACATAGACTAAATATTATTTTGGATGCAGTAGCAGAACAAGATAGGGATAAAATAGACGGAGCAATTGGTGCAATAGATAATGCATTTAGAAGTAACTACCCAGGATTAGACTTTTCAGATTTTAGTTTGAAAAATTATAAAAAAGGGAATGGAATAGATGCAGACGCAGCAGAACAAATGTTCGGTAAAAAAGTAATTAAGTTGTATACAGATACAGAAGAATTTGAAGAAGTATTCTTCTTAGACGATTCATCTGGTAATTTTGCAAAAGTACCTTCTAATAAACTAGTAAATCTAGTAGGATCTAAAATTAAGATTTGGATGAAGGACGGACTACCTAGATGGACGTATAACTTCTAAAGTTATGAGTCAAGACATAAAAAAAATAATCGCACAAGAGTATATCAAGTGCGCCAAAGATCCGGCGTACTTTATGAAGAAATATTGTTATATTCAGCATCCTACTAGAGGTAGAATATTATTTAATTTATATCCTTTTCAATCTAAAGTATTACACTTATTTAGAGACAATCAATATATTATTACATTAAAGTCAAGACAGTTAGGTATTTCAACTTTATCTGCTGCTTATGCTTTATGGTTAATGTTATTTCATAAAGATAAAAACGTTCTTGCTTTAGCAACTACTCAAGCTACTGCTCGTAACTTAGTTTCTAAGACAATGTTTATGTATGATCAGTTACCTAAATGGTTACGTTTACCGGCATTAGAAAAGAACAAATTATCTTTAAGACTTAAAAATGGATCTAAAATTACAGCGAAATCTTCTAATACTGATGCAGCAAGATCCGAGGCAGTATCATTACTACTTATCGATGAGGCAGCCTTTATTGATAACATTGAAGAAACGTTTACAGCAGCTCAACAAACATTAGCAACCGGTGGTCAATGTATGGCTTTATCAACACCTAATGGTATTGGTAACTGGTTCCACCAAACTTGGGAAAAAGCTGAAAGCGGTGAGAATTCATTCTTACCTATAAAATTACCTTGGACGGTACATCCTGAAAGAAATCAAGAATGGAGAGATCAACAAGATTCTGATTTAGGACCTAGAATGGCTGGACAGGAATGTGATTGTGATTTCTTAGCTTCTGGGGATACAGTATTTGAACCAGATGATATGCTGTTCTTTGAGCAAACATATTTAAAAGATCCTCTTGAAAAAAGAGGTGTAGACGGTAACTTATGGATATGGGAACCTGCTGATTATATGAAATCTTATATGGTTGTAGCTGACGTTGCAAGAGGTGATTCTGCCGATTATTCTGCATTTCATATATTTGATATTGAAACATGTACTCAAGTTGGCGAATATAAAGGTAAATTATCCCCTAAAGATTTTGGTAACGTATTAGTAGGAATAGCATCAGAATATAATCAAGCATTACTAGTAGTAGAAAACGCAAATATTGGATGGGCTACTATAGAGCAAATAATGGAACGTCAATATAGTAACTTATACTATAGTTCTACCTCTCAAATGGAAACTGTAGAATCTTATATGTCTAAATACGAAAGAGATAAATTAGTTCCTGGTTTTACTATGTCAGTTAGAACTAGACCTTTAGTAGTAGCTAAGATGATAGAGTATATAAGAGAAAGAGGAGTTACTATTCAATCTAAAAGGCTATTAGGTGAAATGAGAGTATTTGTATGGAAGAACGGTAAACCACAAGCTCAAACAAACTATAATGATGATTTACTAATGGCTTGTGCAACCGCATTATACGTTAGAGACACAGCGTTAAGATTGAGACAGCAGGGTATGGATTTAGCTAGAGCTCAATTATCTTCTTTCCAGAATTTAAATGCTAAAAATAAAGCTGTAATGAGAGGAGTTGGAAATCAGCAAAATAATCCTTATATTGTAGATAATGGCTATGGTCAAGAAGATATATCTTGGTTATTATAACGTAGCTATTTATAATATATACTGAATCTAATTATTCATTGAATGGCCGATAAATCACTATTTGGAAGACTACAGAGACTATTTTCTTCTGACGTAATTATAAGAAACGTTGGCGGTACTGAATTAAAGGTAGCAGATATTAATCGTATACAAACTACTGGCAATTTTGAGACCAACGCACTTATTGATAGATTTACAAGATTACACGTTTACAATAAACAGAATATCTTCAATCCTAACCTTAACTACCAAACGTTAAGAATACAATTATACTCAGACTATGAAGCAATGGATACAGATCCTATTATTGCTTCTGCCCTAGATATTTTAGCTGACGAAGCTACTTTAAAAAACGATATGGGCGAAGTACTGTCTGTAAAATCATCAGACGAAAATCTTCAAAGAGTACTTTACAATTTATTTTATGACGTATTAAACATAGAATTTAACCTTTGGTCATGGGTTAGAGGTATGTTGAAATATGGAGATTATTTTTTAAAGCTGGAAATAGCAGAGAAGTTCGGTGTCTATAACGTTCTTCCATATACAGTATATAATATGAATAGACACGAAGGTTCAAACCCAGAAAAACCTTCTGAAGTTTTATTTAGTATTGATCCCGACGGTATTGCTTCTTCTCAAGATCCTAATTATATTCCTAAGAGAGATAGTAAAGTGATTACTTTAGACAATTATGAAGTAGCTCATTTTAGATTAATATCAGACCACGCTTACCTTCCTTACGGTAGATCATATATCGAACCAGCTAGAAAAATATTCAAACAATTAACGCTAATGGAAGATGCGATGTTAATTCATCGTATAATGAGAGCTCCTGAAAAGAGAACTTTCTTTGTTAACGTTGGTTCAATTCCTCCTGCAGAAGTTGATCAGTTTATGCAAAAAACTATCAACACTATGAAAAAGACTCCTTATGTTGATCCAAAGACTGGTCAATATAACTTGAAGTTTAACATGCAGAATATGATGGAAGACTTCTACATCCCTGTAAGAGGTGGAGATGCTTCTACTAGAATCGAAACTACTAAAGGTTTAGATTACGACGGAACAAACGATATTCAATATTTACAAGCTAAGATGTTTGCTGCTCTTAAAATACCGAAAGCTTATTTTGGATATGAAGGGGACTTACAAGGTAAAGCAACACTCGCAGCAGAAGATATTAGATTTGCTAGAACAGTAGAAAGAATACAAAAAATCTTAGAATCAGAGTTAACTAAAATTGCTCTGGTTCATTTATATACTCAAGGTTTCACCGGAGAAAGTTTAACTAACTTCGAATTAAAGTTAACCAATCCTTCTGTAATATACGAACAGGAAAAAGTAGCTTTATTAAAAGAGAAGATAGATTTAGCTAATCAAATGAAAGACTCTAAATTATTCTCATCAGATTACATCTATGAAAACATATTTGATATGTCTGAAGATCAGTATAATGAGATGAGAGACTTAGTTAGAGAAGACGGAAAGAGAGCATTTAGAATTGCTCAAATAGAAGCAGAAGGAAATGACCCAGCTAAATCAGGAAGATCATACGGTACTCCACATGACTTAGCCTCTATGTACGGTAGAAGAGCTACTTCAACTGAGAAAGGAGCTGGTTTTGGAGATGTACCAAGTGGCTACAATGAAGTAGGACCTGAAGGCGGTAGACCTAGAGAAAAAATGTCGGTGTACGGTACTAACGACGATCCTATGGGTGGGAGAGATAGATTAGGTGTTCATGGTATGCACGGCGGTTTCCCTTCTGACAATGAAAATATGTCGGAAACTAATACCACAAAAGCACAAACTATCTTTCATCAAATTAAAGATTCTTTTGAGGATAATAAAAAACTTATCTTTGAAGAAACTAAAGAAACTAAATCTAAACTATTAGATGAAACTCAATTACGAGATTTAGAGGACTAACCCATATTTATATATAGTAACCGTATATTATGAAGATAAAACATTCAAAGTTTAAGAATACCGGTTTAATTTTCGAACTGTTAGTTAAACAAATAGCTGCTGATACGCTTTCTAAGAATGAGTCGGCTGCTGTCGGTATATTAAAAAAGTACTTCGGCGGGAACACTGCATTAGCAAAAGAGCTAAAATTATATGATTATATTTTAAAGAATAATAATTTAAGTGAAGCGAAAGCTGAAACAGTTATCTCTACTATTACCGAAATTTCAAGAAAGCTTAATCAAAAGACTTTAAAAGAGTCTAAGTATAAATTAATAGCTGAATTAAAAGAAAATTATAACATAGAAGAATTTTTTGCTATTCAGGTAAGAGACTACAAACCTCTTGCAGCTTTATATTGCTTGTTAGAAGCTCAAAATAACTCAACATTAGTAAACCCAGAGTTCTTAGTTAATAATAAATTAACTGTATTAGAGCATTTAACTTCTACAGAAATAGATAAAGAGGTAGTTAAAGATACATTAATTGAAGAGTATTCTAAGTACGATAAGGATTTACGTTTATTAACGTATAAAATTTTATTAGAGAAATTTAATTCTAACTATAAATCTTTATTACCAGAACAGAAAAATATTTTAAAAGAATTCATTACTTCTGTCAACTCTACAACTAGATTAAGAAACTTAGTTAACGAAGAAGTAGAAAAGATCAGAAAAGAAGTTGAAGAACTAGCAGGTAAGATCAAAGACGAAGTAGTGAAAATAAAATTACAGGAAGTACTTAAAGGTATTACACCATTAAAGAAAACTGAAAAGATCACCGATAATCATTTAATTAATTTAATGCAGTACTACGACTTAGTTAACGAAATGCGTAAACTATGAAACGAAGTAAGTTAGTTAAAGCGGTTAGAGAAGTATTAGAAGAACTGAGCACGACAGCAGGCGTTGCAGGCTATCAAACTCCATATGCTTTTTCAAAAGGCAATAAAAAAAATAGAGCAACAAAACAAGCTGAAAAGCTAGGTTTCAAAACTGTAAAGCAAAAAAAAAGACCTTATAACACTAAAATGTTTGATTACTTAGATGAAAACGTTAACTGAAAAATATAGAGGAGTATTAAACGAATCATTTTCAAAAAAACAATTCGTTAGAGATGCTAGAATGGCATGGCCTCAACTTATCACTCAATTCTCAGGATTTGAAGATACTGTAACAATACTTAAACAAAAAGGTATGATATCTGAAGAAGATAAAATGCCAGAATACTCAGAGTTTGCTAACCTTTCTGACGATGCAATTAGAAGAGGTATCGATGCTGAATTAGAAGCAATGGGACTTATGTCTCATGATAAAGTATCTGAAGAAGATCAAGCTAAAGCAAAAGAAAAAGCTCTAAAAAATTTAAAGAAAGATCCACTTCATTACCTTAACCTAATGTCAGGCGAGTCTAGTAAGGTCGACAAGCATGATAAAATGGTTGAACCAAATGAAAAGAATAAGGTAGACGTTTTTAACGGTATGAAAAAAGCTGAGCTCAAAGAAGAAGTAGCAGAAGCAGATGCTATTCCTACTGAACCAGGTGTACCAGGTGAAAGATCTTCCAATCACGATAGAAAGATGGCTATGAGAAACATCATAGATTATCTTACTAAAGATGGTCACCCAGATTCAGGTCATAAAGTGTCTACTGATGATGCATTAAGCTTTATTAAGACTCATAAAGATGATATCTTTAACGGAGATATCGATGCAAATGATATTGCTGATGTTTGGCATAATTACGATGAATACGAAACTATCAATAGAGATATTCCTGAAGTAATGGGAGTTGATAGAAAAGGTAATCAAAAACCTGAAACTGAACCTTCTAGGTTTAAAGGTAGAGATAAAAGCGTAAGCAGAGCAAATGCTTCAGAAGCTTTATCTGATGATGATATGAAAGCTATCGAAAAGTACGGACATCCAGATAAAACTGTAAAAACTTTCAAACCAGGTGATATGTTCTCTTCTGACTTTGATTACGAAGGTATGTTAGAATTTGGTATGAAAATTAGATTAAATACCAACTTACAAACTTTACAAGCACTTTATGATTCTTTTGAAGACGTTAACTACCATTCAGAAAATAGACATTTAGGTTTTGCAATCGATGCTATTAAAGATGGAGATAAATCAGAAGCTTTAGACCATATTAGAAACTTTAAGAAAGAAATTAAGAGAACTCTAATCCAATTTAATGAAGGTGCTAATCCCAACAGAAGAGAGTTAGAAGAAGCTGATGCAGTAGTTACTGAAAGAGTTGGTGCATTACAAGAATTTATCTCTTTAATTCAAGATAGAGCAGCAGAATCTGGTTTTAGTGAAGCTGAAGAAGCAGAAGAAGTAATCTATGCTTTAGGAGAACATTATAATCTAGGTATAGATATTATGCATGCTCCAAATGAAGCTAAAGGTAAAGATCATGACGGAGACGGAGATGTAGACTCAGATGATTATTTAGCTGCTAAAGACAAAGCTATCAAAAAAGCAATGGGTAAAGATGAGATGGTAAAAGAAAATATCAAAGCTATCATTTCAAAAGTACTAGAAGAGCAAACTTTAAATGAGGCAGCTACTCAAGAACTTGCTAGATTTGCAGATGAGTATGGTGGGTTTGAAGGAATGAAAGCTGCAATTATTCAATTACAAAACGTTGTGACAGACATTGAAGCTTACTACGATAAGACTAGAGAGAAGATTCAAAAAGTATATAATACTTTAGGAGATATTAGAAACGAGGAAGGTTTAAAAGTTGGAGGATTTTTAGCTCCGTCTATCGAATCAGCATTTAATAAAGATTTAAGACCAGTTACTAAAAAAGGATTTACTAAAGGTTTAGATACACCTAAAGTTAGAGTAATCTCTCAAGCAGATATTGATGCTCATAACTCAGGTGAAAGACCATTAGCAGAAACAGAACCTGCTAAAGAGACAGTATATTCACCTCCGGTTAACGGAACCTTAAGAGAGACTAAAAAATAAGACATGGCACAATTACTAGTAGAAGTATCAACATTTAGACCTATTATTACCGAATCAAAGACTAAGCCGGGAGTATTCGAGGTTGAAGGTGTTATGCAAAGAGCTTCAGCTAAGAATCAAAACGGTAGAGTTTATTCTAAAGCTATATTAGAAAGAGAGATGAAAAAATATATGCAAGAATTCGTTAAGAATGGTAATGCATATGGAGAATTAGATCATCCTGAATCTCCTGTTGTATCTTTGAAAAATGCTTCTCATATTGTAAAGGACCTATGGTGGAATGGAGATGACTTAATGGGTAAAGTTGAGTTACTAAACACACCAGCAGGTAATATTGTAAAAGAAATAATCAAAGCAGGACATACTATCGGTATTAGTTCTAGAGGTACCGGATCAGTTCAACAGACTAACGAAGGTAATTTAGAAGTACAACCAGACTTTGAATTAGTATGTTGGGACTTTGTATCTAATCCATCTACTCACGGTGCATTTATGAATCCTATATCGTTAAATGAAGGTAAAAAGAAAGTTTCTAAGTATATGAATTTAGATTCTATTATTAACGATATATTAAGAGCATAATGAAGTTAGCAGATATAATATTCGAAAGCGACGAACAACAGTTAGGAGCCGAATTAGCTAAAGCCTTTGAAAAAGAATTTGAAAAAGAAGGTCAAGTCAATGAAGCGTTAACAGTTGTCGGTATACTAGGTTGGGCACTTGCTTCAAACACAGTACTTGACGTATTAGGTAAATATGCTGCTAAAGGATTTAAAAAATTAGGATTAGATAAAGCAGCTGATAAAGCAGACGCAGTTCATAAATGGGCTCACAATAATGAAGTTAATATAGTTAAAGCAATCTCAGGATTTATTAAACCCTTTGTAAGAGATCAAAAGAAAAGAGATTTAGTTGCAAAAGGATTATTTATTGCTATGTTAGCAGGTTTAGGAGTAAAGGCCGGAATCGGTGCATTAAATGCTCTGAGAGGCGGAGGTTTTGCCTCAGCTACTATATCTGCTGTTAAAGCTGCTCTAAAAGGAAGAGACATTGCAGTAGTAGGATCCGAAATCGCTGCCGCTGCAGGCGGGGTAGCTAAAGCTATATCTTAAAAACTTTCCTATTTAATTAAGGTTTTCCGGAACTGGTATATATTTATATAAACAATATACAGTCCTATACTGTATCTTTATTTTTAAAGAACTTTCCTATTACGATTCCAATAATCGTAGAAATCAAACAAATTTAAATTAGAATGGCAAACAAAGATTTATTCAAGCAAGCTATTGCTGAAGCTAAATCTATTAGAGAAGCCGCTATTGCTAACGCTAAAGAAGCTTTAGAAGAGTCTTTAACTCCTCACTTAAAAGACATGTTAGCTGCTAAACTTCAAGAAATGGAAGATTCCAAAGTTGAAGAAGAAGTAGTAAACGAAGTAGAAGAAGAAGTAGAAGAGCAAATCGAAGAGACTACAGAAGAAGTAGCTGAAGAGTTAGATGTAGAGGAAGGATCTATGGAGGATGACGAAGCAATGGAAGAAGCCGAGGATGACTCAGAAGAATCTGAGGACGAAGCAGAAGGCGACGAAGAAGCTGAAGCCGAAGAGGATGAGGAAGTTGAAGTTAAAGACATGGAAGTCGATGACTTGAAAGACCTTATTAGAGACATCATTGCTCAGGAAATGGGCGACGGTGGTGAAGAAGAGCTAGACGTAGATGACATGGATGCAGGAGCAGAAATGGAGCCAGCAATGGACGACATGGAAGCAGGTGCTGAAGATGACGAAATCGATCTAGACGAATTACTAGCCGAGTTAGAATCAGCTACTAACGAGGAAGTAGAAGAAGAAGTTACTGAAGAAGTAGAAGAAGAAGTAAACGAAGAAGTTGTAGAAGAAGAAGTTAAAGAAGACAACACTGAATTAACTGAAGCTTTATCAACTATCGAAACTTTACAGAATCAACTACAAGAGGTTAATCTTCTTAATGCAAAATTAATGTATGTTAACAAAGTATTCAAAGCTAATAACCTTAGCGAGAGTCAAAAAGTTAATATCATCGCTGCTTTCGATAAAGCAGAAACTGTAAAAGAAGTAAAATTAGTATTTGAAACTGTTTCTGAAAACGTTGTTTCTAAAAAAGCAACTAAAGTTAACGAAAGTAAATTAGGTATGGCAAGCAAAGCTACTGGTACTACTGCAAGTAAACCAGAAGTAATCACTGAAGTATCTGATGCGGTTAAAAGAATGCAAAAATTAGCTGGTATTATTTAAAATTATTAAAAACAAAATTATTTAAACTTTTTTATCATGGAATTAAACAACCTATTAGAAAGCGCAAACGGGTACAAAGCCCTACAAGAAGACGCTAAAAGGTTAGCTGATAAATGGGGTGCTTCTGGATTGCTTGAAGGTCTTGGAGAAAAAGAGGCAAATAACATGTCTATCATGTTAGAAAATCAAGCAAAACAAATCGTAGCTGAGCAATCATCTACTGGTACTTCTGCAATCGGTGCTGCAGGCGGTGGATCTGAGCAATGGGCAGGCGTTGCTTTACCTTTAGTAAGAAAGGTATTCGCACAAATCTCATCTAAAGATTTCGTCTCTGTACAACCTATGAACTTACCTTCTGGACTAGTATTTTACTTAGACTTTAAGTACGGTACTGCTGGACACGGTAAAACTAACGACTCAAGCTTATACGGTAACGTATCAGTTGTTGACAAAATCGGAGTAGATGTAGATCCTTCTGGTGGTTTATACGGTGCTGGTGCATTCGGATATACTATCGCTACTGGATCTGACGTTACTTTAACATCTCAAGCTACTGGATCTGCAGCTTCTGCATCAGTAAACTTTGATGACGATTTAGATCCTGCTGACTTCTTTACTGTAAGCGTAGCTGCTCCTTCTGGATACGACGTAGACGGTGTAAGAGCATTTAGATTAATCTCAGGTTCAACTGATATTACTTCTAACCCAGAGTTAACTTACGTAGACGGTTCAAACATCGTATTCGTAGTAGCTAACACTGAAATGACTGCTGGCTCTATTGCAAGTGGTGCAATGAAATGGCACGTAGCTCCAACTGACAACTCAAGAGGAGACTTCGAAGACAATCCTGCTGGATCAATCAATATCCCAGAAATCAACGTAGAGTTAAAATCTGAAGCAGTTGTTGCTAAGACTAGAAAGTTAAAAGCACAATGGACTCCAGAATTCGCTCAAGATCTTAACGCTTACCATAGCATCGACGCTGAGGCTGAGTTAACATCTTTATTGAGTGAGTATATCTCTATGGAGATTGATCTTGAGATCTTAGATATGTTGATTGGTGGTGCTAGAACTACTGAAAAGTGGTCTGCTGACAACAACAGAGTATGGAACGGAACTGCTTGGGCTAACGCTAACAGCGGATTCTACAATACTCAAGGACAATGGTTCCAAACTTTAGGAACTAAAATCCAAAAAGTATCTAACAAAATTCACCAAAAAACTCTTAGAGGTGGTGCTAACTTCCTAGTATGTTCTCCAGCAGTTGCAACTATCCTAGAATCAATTCCAGGATACGCTGCTCAAACTGACGGTGATCAAGCAGAGTTTGCAATGGGTGTTCAAAGAGTTGGACAACTTAACGGTAGATACAAAGTATACAAAAACCCTTACATGACTGAAAACACAATCCTATTAGGATTTAGAGGTGGTCAGTTCCTAGAAAGCGGTGCTGTGTATGCTCCATATGTACCACTAATCATGACTCCATTAGTATACGATCCAAATACCTTCACTCCAAGAAAAGGTATCATGACTAGATATGCTAAGAAAATGATTAGACCAGAATTCTACGGTAAGATCTACATCTCAGATATGACTGCAGTGTAATCTTATTCTAGATAATGGATAGATTTGAGAGGGGCCTTTTTGGCCCCTTTCTTTTTTTAATTTACTAGCGAATAACTATTTATTAATATAATAAACGTTTTTTGCTTATGTCATCAAACCACCATACAGACGAGGTCTTCGTCTCTAAAAGAAGGCCAAAAGGTCCAATAAAGTTCAATGTTACACTTAACGAAGAACAGAAAGAAGCCAAATCACTTATTCTTAATTCCCCAGTAACAGTACTTAAAGGTATGGCCGGTAGCGGTAAAACCTTAGTAGCTACTCAAGTGGGATTAGATCTACTTTTTAGAAAACAGGTAGAGAAGATTATCATTACACGTCCTACAGTATCAAAAGAATCAATAGGGTTTTTACCTGGAGATATTAGAGAAAAGATGGATCCATGGTTAGCTCCTATCTATCATAACTTATATATGTTGTATAATAAAGATAAGATAGATAAGGAAATAGAAAAAGGGACTATAGAGATAGTACCATTTGCTTTTATGAGAGGAAGAACCTTCTTGAATTCATTCGTAATCGTTGATGAAGCACAGAATGTTACACATCCTCAAATGGAAACCGTAATCGGTCGATTAGGTAAAGGATCTAAAATGGTAATATGTGGAGATCTTGCTCAAATAGATTTGAAAGATAAAAGAGAAACAGGCTTTTCTTTCCTTGCAAGGATTGAAGAACAAGTAGAAGGCTTTGTCACTCATTCATTAGAACACAACCACAGGCATGATATTGTAGCTCCTATACTTAAAGTCTATAAAACGTTTAGAGATTAAAACTCTCTTATTACAATACGTTACTATTTATTATAAAACTATACCCGATGGCTAATATTAGTATATGGAACGGATCATCTACCTTCAGCACAGGCCAAACACCATTTGGTTTTTACGACAATGATACAGACTTTCAGTCTGATGCTGATAAAGTAGCTGCTTTTTGTGCAACACGATTAGGATATCCTTTGATGGATGTTGAACTTCAATCAGGATCATTTTATGCTTGTTTTGAAGAAGCTATAACTACATACGGTAATGAAATATTCCAATACAAAATTAGAGAAAACTACCTTAACTTAGAAGGAGCTTCAACAGGAAGTGCTGTTAATAACCAGTTGATAGAGTCAAATATAAATAGATTTGTTCAAATTGCTAAAAATTACGGCACAGAAGCAGGTGTAGGGGGTAATGTAACTAAGTATTCCGGTTCATTAGAAGTAACAGCATCACAGCAGAGCTATGATTTAGATGCTTGGGCTACAGATAATAATATAGACGGAGGAATAGAGGTAAGAAAGATATTTTATGAAGCACCTCCTGCTATTCAACGTTATTTTGATCCATATGCAGGTACCGGTACAGGTATTCAATCTTTAATGGATGCTTTTGACTTTGGATCGTTTAGTCCTGGTGTAAATTTCCTACTAATGCCAGCTTCTTATGATATATTAAAGACTCAAGCTATTGAATTCAATGATCAAATTAGAAAGTCTACGTTTACTTTTGAATTAGTTAATAATCAATTAAAAATATTCCCTATACCTACTAATAGCGGTAAATTAATATTCGAATATTATAAATTAGATGATAAATCAGCTATTAACTTCAATAATTCACCCGGTTTAATTACAAATGTAGCAGAAGTACCGTATAATAACCCTACTTACGAACACATTAATAGTGTAGGACGTCAATGGATCTTTAGATATACATTAGCTTTAGCAAAAGAATTATTAGCTTATATTAGAGGTAAGTATCAAACAGTCCCAGTACCTGGTTCAGAAGCAACTTTGAATCAAGGAGACTTATTAGCTGATGCAAGAACTGAAAAAGAGAACCTATTAACTAATTTAAGAGAAATGTTAAATGAAACTTCGAGAGGAGCACAAATGGAAGCACAATCACAAGAGGCTGACTTCTTAAGATCTACTTTATCTCAAGTTCCTTTAACAATACATGTAGGATAATGAAGCTTTTAACCATTATAGAACAAATAATGTTTAATACCTATGAAGGTATGGTACGAGTTATGTATCAAGATGGAGAAAGCGAAAACTTAGCTGAGCTTTTACGTGCATTACCCGGTGTTACAACAGTAACAAACGCAGGATCATCCTCAGAAATGGGTGCAATGACATTTAAAGTTAAGTTAATCAGTCAAAAAGAAGGAAAAGAAGCATTTGATGCATTTAAGAACAACGCTACCTCTAAGTATAGTAATATAATCAAAATAGAGATAGCAGAAGAAACAATAGAAGAAAAGTAATGCTATTCGGAAGTAACAGAGATTTTGATTTACTAGTAAGTATCAACAGAGAATTACTAAAAGATATAGTTGAGCAAGAAATACTCATCTATAAATTAAGTATTGCCGAAACTTCCACTAATTTATACGGAGAAGCATTAGAAAAAACCTACCTAGAACCAGTTAAGTTAAACTGTCTTATTACTAGAGGTGATCAAGTGATAGATATCAATGAATTTGGCCCTGATTTAGGTAGAAATGCTTCATTTGCTTTATTAAGAAGAGATTTAGAAGACATTCAGCTAGTTCCTGAGGTAGGAGATATAGTAATGTGGCATGAAGACTACTATGAAGTGGATTTAGTTAAGGAAAACGAATTATTCTACGGTAGAAACAATAATTATAATATAGAACGTACCTCTGGATACGGAGAATCTATATCATTAGTATTAGATTGTCACTTAACAAGAGCAGATAGAGTAGGAATCGCTAGACAAAGACTATAATTAGATGGCTAGAAGAAAAAAACCGGTACCTAAAAAACAATCAGAACTATTGCAACAGCAAATAGATCCGATCCTACCTGTAAGTAAACCTCCTGTACCTAATTCTAAGAAAAGAGAAAATCAAAGAACAGTAAAAGGAGATAATGTTAAGAGATTTACTATAGGTTTAAGAGATATAGATGAAACTATAGTATACTACTTTAATAATATTATAAAGCCTAGTGTAATACAAAACGGCTCTAAGCTGAACGTACCAATTCTATATGGTTCTCCGGAAAGATGGAAAGCTGTGCAGAAAGACGGTTTTTACCGTGATAAAAACGGTAAGATACAGGCTCCTTTGATCATGTTTAAAAGAGATTCTGTAGAAAAAAATAGAACCTTAGGAAGTAAGGTAGATGCTATCAGTCCAATCAATGTCGGCATTTATAAAAAGCAGTTTTCTAAGAAAAATATATACGATAGATTTAGTTTGGTTACTAATAGAGAGCCAATAAATGAATACTACGGAATTATTGTACCAGAATACGTTACTTTAACCTATTCCTGTATGATATTTACCGATTATATAGAGCAAATGAACAAGATAGTAGAAGCCATTAATTATGCTTCTGATTCTTATTGGGGAGACCCTGAAAAATTTAGCTTTAGAGCAAGAATTGACTCATATACCACGACTACTGAACTGTCTCAAGGACAAGATCGTGCGGCTAAGACGAATTTTACATTAACTATGAATGGACATATAGTACCTGATAGTATAAATGCACAGTTAGCCGGTATGAATAAGTATTATTCTAAATCTTCAGTAACTTTTGGTATGGAATTAGCAGGAGATATTGAAGAATTAGCAGCAAGAGCAAGAACACCAGAATCAGAAGCAGACTACAGATTCTTCGATCAAGGTACTTTAGGAGTTCAGAGATTCGGTATGACAACAGAACAGATAAACTATGTTGCTCTGCATAATACATTTATAGCAGACTTCGTATCTACTAACACTGCTTTATTTAATAATAAAACTATAGAAGAAACACCGGCAGGATTTACATCTGGAGATGAAAGGTTTACTCTATACATTAATGGACAATTTATTCCTGCTAATTTCTATACTGTACAGCAGTTAGGTAATGATGTATCTGCAGTTATACAAACAGGACAGACAGAATACTCTCTAGATGATGGAGATGAAGTAGTAATTAGTGGAAAAATAAGATAAGATGGCATTAATTCAATGGAAACAGATTGACTCTTATTTATCCGGTTCGAAAGCGTTAACCGGGAGTCTCGACATATCTGGTTCCCTTAATATTGACGGTCCTTTAACTGTAGATGGTGAAATATTTAACGCAGGTATTTTTACACAAACAGGTTCTTATTACTCAACAACAAATGACTTAAAAGTTACGGGTTCTTTTGACTTTTCTTTAGATGGTTCTAGTGATAAAATAACAGTATCATCTGGGGGAGATTTAAAATTTCAATTTAACGAACAAGGAACTGCGAAGTTTGAACCACAAGCTAATACCCCCACTGCAGTAAGCGGTGGAATGTTTTATAGTGGTTCGGATGAGTTCTTTCTTGGATTTAATAATTAGACGATATTTATAATATATAAAACTCATCACATACCATGGCAAACTGGAAAAAGATAATAGTTAGTGGATCTGACGCTCATTTAGCTTCGATTACTTCCTCTATACTTACAAACGACAACATTTTAGTAGCTGGCGCAGGTGGAGCTATCGAAAGCAGCGGGATTACCTACGATGGTTCTACTTTCGGCCTAGGCACCTCAGTAATAACTTCAACAGGAGCAACATCTATCCTTTCAGGTTCCTTTAGCGGTTCCTTCCAAGGAGATGGTTCAGGATTAACAGGGTTACCTACTAGTCTTAGTATTGTTGGCGATACAGGTACCGATACTGTTGACCTACTTAACGATACGTTAACATTTGACGGAGGTACTAGCTTATCAACCACAGTAACTAATAACCAAGTATCTGTAGGTGTTGATGCAGGAGGAATTACAGAGACTCAGTTAAATACTTCAGTTGCAGGTACCGGTTTATCAGGAGGTGGTGGTACTGCATTATCAGTTGATTACGGAACAACAGCAGGTACAGCAGCACAAGGTAATGTAGGATTAACATTTAGCGGTACAGCAAACGAAATTGAATTATCTACTAACACTGTTTCAACAGTCGGTGGCGGAGGTAGTGTTGTAATTGGCTTACCAAATAACGTTGCAGTTTCTAATAACTTAACAGTCGGTGGTGATTTAACAGTAAGCGGTACAACAACAACTCTAAATACAGCTAACTTATTAGTAGAAGATAGATTTATTCTTCTTAATTCTGGTTCAGCCAATCCAGATGAAGGTGGTATCGTAATTGATGAAGGAGCAGGATCTGGACATGCATTCATTTATGAAGCAGATGCAGGTGTAACTAGATGGGGTTTCAATGCATCTGTTGATAGTACAGCCACTACAGCTAATACAACAGCTTATGCTGCAGCAGTAGTAGATGAAACTAACACAAACCACTCTGATTCAGCTGAATACCAAAAGAACGGAAATATTAAAATAGATTCTTCAGGAGAAATTTGGATTTATTCATAAAAGTTCTTAAATTAGTTATATGGGTATTGTAAGTAAGCAAAAGGATAAGGAAAACTTCCTTTCAGTAGAAGATATAGAGTTTATTTTGCATAAGCTTCGAGAAGCTCCTTATACAGGACATGAATTTGAAAAGTTCTATGCCGTATGGGCCAAGCTTGCAACTAAGCATAAACAATTAAAAAAATAAAGAAAGAGCCTTACGGGCTCTTTTGCTATTTATATTTAAACCTATTATTGGCCCCGAAAGGGGAAGTGGGCACTTAGTGTAACCAACCATAATTGAGAAGATATGCCAAACTGGAAAAAACTGATAGTTAGCGGGTCAGACGCTAACCTTAACTCTCTTGATGTAACCGCTAATATAGAAGTAGGCGGTATTCTTTCCCTTCCATACGGAAGTGCTTCTGCACCTTCCTTAACATTCACAGGAGATACAGATACTGGTCTATATAGATCAGCAGCTAACAACTTATCAATCACATCAGGTGGCACTCAAAGATTAGTAATAGGTAGTGACGTAAATATACAAAATGCCACAGATTTAAACATAACCGGTACTAGTAGACGTTTAAGTTTCACTTCCGGTACAGGTACAGTAAGGACAACATCACCTAATAGTTTATTCTTTCAAACAAACAATACTACTGCTTTAACTATAAATTCTGCTCAAAGTATACAGTTTGATTCGTATGGTTCAGGTAATAAAACAGGAACATTAGCATATACCTTAGGTGTTGATTCTTCTGGTAATATTATAGAATTTACAGGAGGTACTGGAGGAGGAACAGTATCATCCATCACAGATGGAGCAGATACTAGAGTAGCTTACTTCAACGGAACAGATTCATTAGAAGGTTCAGCAAATTTCACTTGGGATGATTCTCAGCTTACCGTTGTAGGGGATGTAGAAGCAGATGAGCTTATAGGTGATTTAAGAGGAGCTGTTCTATTTAAAGCACAAGCAGGAGAAGCTTTATCAAAAGGAGATGTAGTCTATATTTCTGGCATATCAGGGACTACAACAGTCGTATCAAAAGCAGATGCAGACGATGCAAATAAAATGCCTGCGTTCGGTGTAGCAGCAACAGCTGCTTCTTTAAATAATCCTGTCGATATTTACACATTTGGTACCTTACAAGGTATAGATACTTCTACACCAGGTTGGTCTTTAGGAGATGAATTATACGTTGATACAACAGCAGGAGGATTAACTAATTCTGCTCCAACAGGAGAAAGTGCTCTTCTTCAAAAAATAGGTAAAGTTACAAGAGTGCATGCTTCAGCAGGTTCCATTAAAATTATGGGTGCCGGTAGAACAAATGCAGTACCTAACCTAAATGAAGGTAGGTTATTTGTTGGTAATTCTTCTAATCAAGCAGTAGCAGATGGTACTGTTCATGTTGATATAGCAAATAGTAGAGTAGGTATTGGTACGTCAACACCAGGACAAAAACTACATGTAGACGGTAATATCAGAGTTGGAGATTCAGCAGATGCTGTATATTCTAATAGATTTTTTGGGCTATCAAACGCTTCTGTTTATTTACAATCTAATAGTGGCTACCCAATAATCTTTAACGCCGGTGCATCTGAAAAAATGCGTATTACTAATGC